TGTTACCGAAGCTGGTAAACCAACATAAATACCATCTGTCGCTAAAATACCTTCACCTGGAATCAGTGTATAAAAAGCCGTAGCAGAAGAACAGTCAAGCTCAACCAAAATACTTGCGTACATCGTTACATTTCCGTTAGTTGTTGCTGAAGCCACTGTAACTGTAAACGTGTTTGTAGAAACGTTAGATACATCATACGGACTATCAGCAGAGCTTCCAGAGGTAAAGTTTAAATACACTCTATCCCCGTTTGACAGCCCATGATTAGCAATAGTCACAGTACAAACAGTGCTTCCTGGAACATCATAAGTCCCAGACACACTGACGTTATTAGCAAAAACAGAATTAACTGTTGTAGACGCAGAAGGGGACATAAGAACCCCTTTTAAGCGAGTTCTGTACCCTACCGCCACACCTGATGCGCTTGCGTGTTCTGACTTTACGTCATATTGCATTGCCATTTTAATTCTCCTGGTCTGTATGTTGAGCAGCGAGTTTAGCTTTTAGCTCTTCAATTTGCTTAGTCTGCATCGCTACAATACCCATAACGTGATCTCTTTGAGATTCCAGAAGCCCAAGCATTGCCTGAACTTCTGGGTCTTTATGAGTCAACATTAGACAGTAACAGCCTGCCAGTTGCCAGAAGCATCGGATACAAACAATAGTCCATCAGTAGAATCAATACCTAACGAACCTTTGCCTACACCAGAAGCGGCACCATCAACAAAATTACCTACCTTGATGACAACAGGAGCGGCGGCAGCATCATCAGCCAAGCGAATTTCAGCAGTTTTATACGCTATAACTCCAGAAGGACCACCAGCATCAGCTACAGGATCTTGCATTTTTAAATCAAGACCAAAAGTAAAGCCAGAACCAGCAGTAGTTTGAGCCATTGCAACACCAAAAGCGCAACGGGCGGTAGTTACACCAGAATCGCCATCCATAAATGCCATAACAGCAGCATCGCCTGACAGGGTATTAGTATTAATGGTACCCATTACACCAGCCATCAAGCCAAAGTTAGCATATGTACCAATAACTGCAAACTCACCTACTGCACCAGCCATGTGGTTAAAAGTAGTAGAAGGAGCTACAGCGAAAGGAGCGCCACACTGGACACGTCCAAATACAGAGAAAGCCTCGCCAGGAGTTAAATAGCTGCTTGAGCCAAAACCTGTGGTTGGCATTACACGAGAATAGAAGCCAGAAGCTGCTGTTCCCTCGTCGACCGAAATTACGGTTCCTGAATTAATAGTGGTAGGAGTTAAAGGTTGTTGTGCGCTTGCGTCTCCGCCTTGATAACCAGCCCGCACTGGGCCTGAAAAAGTAGTTCTTGCCATTTTAAATTGTCCTTCATACAAAGTTCAGCTTATCAATCGTGTATGCGTCTGCTGGGGCAGTTTGATAAGCGATTTACCCAGATGTTTAAATCTTACTACAAATAAAACAAAAAAGGGGAGTTTTTGGCTCCCCTCTTCTTTATGCGCCTGGCGAACCAAACATTCCTAGTGGATCCGAGAATCCGAAGGAATAACGCTCACGAGACTTGTAACGTACGTTACCAGTATCGAAGTCTCCGTCCATGCTGTTTGCTAATGGGGAACGAATAAAGTGCTTCATGCCATTAGGAACATCAGTACAGAGGAAGTAAGCATTGGTATCGGTCAGGTAGTTATTAACTGTATAACCTTCTGGGATCGAACCATTGTTTACGATAGCGTTAATATCGTTGTCGGCAGTACCAACACGAAGCTGAGTCTCTAAGAGACGGGTAGCAACGAACTGGAGTGCAGGTGGAACGACTAACTTCTTAGGTTTAGCAGCGATTAACAAGCCACGCTCGTCTGTCCAAGCAGCGATCTGAATAACTGCGGCTTCCAAGGAAGTCTCATTCAAGTCGGCAGGGGTAGCCTGAGTGTTGCTGTTTACACCACCAGAAACCAGTGGGTGTTGTGTGCTAAATAAAGCCACACCGTCACCACCAGCAAAAGCTCCAGCAGTGAAACCGTTGTTTAGAACGGAAGCTGCCTTAGTTTGCTTGGTGTATGCCATAGCACGAGCCAATGCCTTGGTATAACGAGCTGATAGGCTGTCATACAAGTTGTCCTCGATTGCCTCTTCCGTTAGGGAGAAGCCAAGGGCAATGGTTTCGTGGTTATAACGAGCTGTGAAAGCCTCTTGTGCATTGTCATAAGCGATGGCAGAACCCTCGTTTTTGACTGGTGCAGCTGAGAAGCCAGACAGTTTTGTTTCTTCTTCGAACGAACGCTCAGAGGTCTCAGTATCGTAGATCTCTTTGTGTTGTTCGCCATATGTTGCGTACTCAAGACCAAACAATGCGTTTAGACCTGGGAGCAACTCTTTCAGTAGTTGTGCACGTGAAATAGCCATTTATATGCTCCTAATTAGGCTGCGGCATTGCCAGTGGTTGATAAAAGTTGTGACAAGTTAATCTTTACGATTGCTTCCACAAATGAGTTTGAGCCAGTCGCTGTGTCTGGAACCACGTCTACCACACGGAATGGGAAAGTTGCTGTAACAGCAGCTGAAGCACCGAAGATAGAAGAAGTAGCATTCCCAGTTGTAGCGTCAGGTGTACCAACAACACCCGTTACGTTAGTACCGACAATGTTTCTGCCAGCCGCAGTAATGGTTGAGTTGTTACCTGTAATAGCAACTTTGAACACAGCAAAAGGATCATCAACAACATAAGCAATAACGTTAGTTACGCCAGATGCTGGTGCATATTGAGCCTGAACTGTTTGACCAGATGAGTTAGTGTATTGAACACCGACTGCAACACCAAGAATATTTCCTTGTGTTAAATCTGAATCGCCTGATACTGTACCGCCTATAGCCAAAACCACTGGTTGACCGTTGTAAATTGCTTGACCAGAAGTAACAGGGTACTGACGTGTTGCACCTGCGTATGGTAAGCCATCTAAACGATTAATTGGTTTAAAGCCATAGGGATTTGAAACGGTTGGATAAGCCATTTGAATCTCCTAAATTAAATTAACCTTTACCAAAGGTTGTCGTGGACTTGCTCTCTTTAAAGAGTGGCATCCTTGGGTCACTTTGGCGCATAAGGCTACTGTCTACAGCTTCCATCTGATTTTCTGCTTGCTTTTGGTAATGTGAATTACGTTGGGCAACAAATTCTTCTGGAGTCTTGCAAAGCAATAACCCGCCAATCTCAATATTGTCCTTAAAGCGACTATTGGGATCAACTAGCAGTTGAAACTTGGGTTGTTCTTCAATTGCTACAGGTTCCCAGCCTTCTCTTAGTTTCCCAGAGAGATTGCGGGGATCCGCCTGATTCAGCGTTGAAGTACGAATCCATCTATACGAATACCCAGCCTGTTTGTCAGGCTCAGGGAGCAATTCTGCTGGCGCCCACTGCTTAGGACGTTCGCTTGTTGCACGAGTATCTGCTTCACGAGTAATTCTGTTGTTAGCCATATTAAGCCTCCATTTTCATAAGTTCACGGGCGTATTGCTCTGGTGTTAGTCCTAACTTCTTTGCTATAGATAATTGTGACGTATTCAGTTTTATCTTTTTAGAAGAAGTACTCCTACTCGCAGATGCAACTACTGTACTCGGCTTATTAGACCGAACCGTGTTCCTATCATCGTCAACTTTTTCATCCTGAAAGTTTTCAGGAAAACGCCTACGCATAGTTTCATCTATGCGCTTGTAGTACTCGTTAGTCGTAGCATACGCCATACCGTTTTCTTTAACAAGCTTCTCGTGTAACCCTAAGGCTAGGCTTGTCATCTCGTCATCTTGACCAAACCAAGAGTTACGCTCTTGCCAAGCCGAAGCTTTTTGGTCACGGACAGGGGCTGCTTCCGTCTGTTGAGGTATTTTTACTTCATTTTCTTGCTCTTGTAAAGCCTTTCGTTGATTTATATTTTCAGCGTAGTTAGAGGCTTTCTCAATTTTCATCTTGGCAGAGGTCAATTTATCCTGTGCTTCGACTAATTTTTCGGAATCTCCAGCGTCATAAGCTTCTCTATATTCCTTTTTAGCCATTTCTAGTTCATGTTCAGCACTCGTTTTAAACGAGGTAATTGCCGCTTCGTCACTAGAATTAACCCTACCTTTTAGCTGTTTTACCTCTTCGTAGAGCTTTTTGGTGACATTAAGAGCTTCTTGGCGTTCACGTTCGGCAGCGTCTGCACGTCTGCGTTCATCATGGTAAAACTTCCTAAAAGCATCAATTTTGCTTCTTGCTTCATCGGAATATAGGTCTAATTCGTCCTTTTCAACTTTATCAATAAAACCTGGTTTTGAAGCTCTACGCCCTCTATCTTCTTCAGGGGTGTCATCTTCAATCTCAATCTCAACTTTATCGTCTTCTTCTACGGGTTTACCCTTAGATTCTACTTCTTCTGTGGGTTTACCTTCGTCTTTTACGTTATCTACTTCATCAGGAAATTTATAGTTTTCCATATCGTCAGCTCCTTATTTACGTTTAATACCACGTGGATCGTCAACTACACCTTCTACGGAATCATCATTAATGATGCGAAACTCCCGCCCATGAATTACTAATCGAGTACCAGCATTTGGTCTAACAAGGACAAAATCACCCTTTTCACACCAAGCCCCCGTTGGGAACCGTACTGGATCCTTGTAGCAATCTGGACCTATATCTACTACAAACAACACCGTTGTCAAAAGTTCGTCATATCGTAGGGTCTCGTCTGCTTTTAGAATCCCACCATCATGTTCCTTTTCCACTTCAGGAATAGCACATAAAATGCGGTATCCAGAAGGTTTAGGTAGTTGTGTTGCTTTTTCTTCATTTGACTTATCAAGCAGCTGCGCCAAATCCACCGCCTTATTTAAGTCTAGCGTTTCACTCATCCGTATTCTCCAGTTTGTCTTTGAGGTCTAATACGTAACCCCTTGCGGTAAGCAGACCTCTAATCTCCCCACAAAGTTTTTGATACTGAACGTGATCTAAATTACCTACAACTACCGATTCTTTTAATTGCTCTATCTTTTCGTCTAATTGTTTAACTAAAAGTTCTAATCCTGTCATTTGCTATCCTTTTTCTGTTTAGCTGAATTCATTTGAGCAGCTATTAACTGTGCAGCTATTTGACCTTTTTGGACATCAACTTTGTCTTTTTTGTTTGCCATATCAATACCTATCTTAGTACCTTCTATTTGATCTTTACGATCTAGCTCATCCCTCTCTTTAGCAATCTTAGCTCCAAGTTTGTTACCCTCAAGCTCTACTTGGTTTTTCATTTTCTCTTCTTCTAAAGCCAATTCCAGTGCTTTGAACTGAGCATCTGTTTGATCTTTTTGTGCTTTACGCTGAACTTCCTGCTGCTTAATCTGTAATTCTTGCATCTGCATCTGGATAATCGGATCTTGCATCTGTTGTTGAGCCTGTGCCTGAGCAGCTTGAACTTGATTCTGTTGTAACAACTGGGCAGAAGCCTGAGCTACCAATCTAGACAACTGAACTTCGTATTCCTCAGGGATTGTCTCATCCTCATCTTTAAGGTAAGGAATAGGCGCACCCATCTGCTGCTCAATCTGTTGACGGTATTTAAAGCCAAAATGCTCGGCTATATGAGCCTGCAACCCTGCTACAATCTGCTGCCCCATTGGATTTTGGGCAATCATTTGTTGTGTCATAGGGTCTTGCAAGAAACTATTGTGGGACATTAAATGTGCATCTTGGTCTTGGTAAATAAACGCTTTAAGTGGTTTACCAATTAATACGTCCATATTCTCTGTGACTGGATCTTTTGGTTTCTGATCTTCTTGTAACGGAATAAGTTTCTGAGCGTTGCGAATTCCCAACACATCTAGCATTTGTCGGTGGAGTTGCGGGAGATTGTAGATCTGTGGCGCACCTTGAGCCAACTGGAGTACTGCTTGGTACTGTACGATCTTCTGCGCCATTGTCGCTGCATTAGGATCTGAGACTGGAATGACCGAAACCATGTCATAGTCGCTTTTCTTTGCTTTGCGACTGCCCTCTTCAGGCTCATAGTTGTATTCATCAGGCGTGTAGTCACGAATAATCTCTTTAAGAAGCTTTAACTCTTGTTTCATTGAATAATGAATGCGGGACTGCACTGCACTCAT